AGTGTCGGCTTCAACTTCTTCAATATCTTGATTCTAGAGCTATCACCAAAAGTTAGGCTTGGGCTGTAGTACTTAAAACGGTAAGGGCTTCCGTCGTCTTGGTAGCCTTCGTACTCGCTGATTCCCTTAGACGTTCCAATGAGCAACGTACCGTCTTCTTGTCTTGTATACGAAGTAAACCCTGTAGACACCCAACGTGTTACACGGTATGACCCATTTTCTGTTGTTCCTCGAACGTCGAAGCAGTAGGTAGTATCCTGACCTACAAAAGTCAACAAGTAAAAACCTTCTTCTGGACTATAGACAGACCTAAAGAACTGGTTTTCTGTCTGTAGCGCACCAATGATGTCCTTGGTAATGTTTCCTGACAAACTACTGATAGGCAAGGATTTTTCTTGTATCGCACGTCCAAAGCTCTTAAGGCCAGTGTGTGACAGGAACAACACGTCTGTACCTGTGTACTGCACAGTGTCTCTGTCTACGCAACCTACGCCAGCTACAGTGTCAGCCAGTATCATACTTGCTGGGGCCTCTGCACCTTGATACGCCACAATACTGTGCTTACCGAAGATAATCAGAAGGCCGTTGTGTGCGGCTAACGCAACAATCTCGTCGTAGCCATCAGGCCATACCTTAGAGATATCAATAGAGCCGCTAGTACCACCCGTCCAGTTTTGGCCAATCAGTAGGTCAGACCAAAAAACAGTAGACTTGTTATCGCTAATATCAGCACACCAAAGGCGACCATAAGCAGACAACACTTCGTTGGCCTTTGGAATGTCCGCTGCTGCTGACGCACCTGTAACAGTACTTAGCTTGACAACAGAGCCGCTTGTGTTGTTGTACACCAGCGGTTCATACGCTCTCTGGAAGAAATAGGTGTTGTCGTTAAAGTTAACCATCTTCCAGTTATCAGCAGTGATTGTGTAACTGCCGGGAGTCTCGTCTACTAGTGTAGTTGTACCGCTAATGATCTTGTTGTTACCAACAGAAAAAACCTTAGTGTTTCCTGCGTTGTCCTTAAACTCTTTCATGGCCCGTATAGAGTCAGATCCAAGGACAGTCTTGTTAGTCGTAATTACGTCGTGGCCCTTACGTGCAGCAATACGACCACGCTTGTCAATCACAGCGTTGTCTGCGATCTCAGCAAAGGATGGGTCCTGTGCCAGCGGCGAGTCTTCGGTGTTAACACCTTTGAACGCCGGGGCAACTAAGTTAATGCTACGTAATTCTTGTGCCATATTAAATAGTCCTAAATACCATCTCTTCAGGATGCTTTGCAGCGTCTATAGCAACAGCGTCAGACAAAAACTTATCAGCAATAGCAAAGTATTCACCAGTAGAAGTACCGCCTGTTTCTCCACGCTCACGAGCCAACAAAGCTACCGCAAGGTGGACTACAGGCATCGCTGGTACAAGTAGCACGTCTGTGTCGCTAGTCAAGTCAACCTGACGCTTAATTACGTCAAACCGCAAGCTGTAGACACCGTCTGGTGTTGGACTAACGAGTACTTGCGTGTCACCACTAGAGTCCAAACCGCTGTACGTGTAGTACCGTGGTGCGCCTTCTACTGCTTCATTAATATACAACTGCTCATTAAACCAGTCTTTAGTTTGGTAACCCATGAAGCAGTTTTGTGTGTCATTAATTACTGACATGACTTTTACATTGTCGTCAGCGCCTGTCAAAGAGTAACTGTTGTCGGAAGCAGTAGTAGTTACAACAATAGTTTCACGCAAGGCAGACCAATCGTTAGACTCTTCTACTATCTTCTTAGCGTCATTAATATAATCACTAACCATTTTGCTGTACGTGTTGGCAGTAACTGTAGTAACTTCGTCTTCTCGAAGTCTACGCAACACGTTGTTCATTAAATTAAGATACGTCATGCTACTCGTCCTGTGTCAATTAACATTCCCGGCTTCCTTATTCGCTTTAACAATTTTTGCGACTCTTCGTTATAGTCAAGTGCTGGGGTCTTAATAGCTAGTTCTGGAACTTCTAAAGGACTATACGAAAGTTCTTTCATAAATCCTCTAAACGGCGCTGGAGCAGGAGCAGAAGGAGCACCCCCACCAAACATACCACTAAGACCTAACGCTGCTAGTATATTGCCGCTTCTAATTTGCTCTTGTAGTGTCTGTTGCTCTTCACCATACATTCTTTCGAAGTCTGCCTGACGTGTTAGTATTTCTTCACGTTGTTGTTCACCAAGCCCTAATCGAACATCCGTACTTTGTGCATATTGAGCAAACGCTTCGGCCTGACTAATTTGTCCCTGTTGAAGTGCTTCAATATTTACATTAGTTCCTTCAAACAACTCCTCAACATTTTCATCCTGAGCTTGAAACTGAGCAAACATATCAGAGCTTAGTTGAGTAATGTCTGCGTTAGCAGCGATAAGAGCTTGCTGTAAATTTTGTCGTTGTTGTGCTGCTTCAGAAAAACCAAAACCAGTAAACGCCTGTAAATCACTAATGTCTTGACTTAAGTTTTGTTGTACTGTGGTTAAGTTAAGACCAAGAGACGATAGTTGATTTTCTAAGGCTCCTGTTTGTGAAGACATTTCTTGTAGTATTGCTGCGTCACCACCTGTGATTTCCGCTAACAATCTTGCTTCAGCTTCATCCAACTCTACAGCTTGTCCTTGAGACTGAAGTTGTAGTGCGTTGTACAAACCCTGTTCAATTCTTAGTCTGTCTTGTTGTGCTTGAGAAAGACCCGTCGTTATTTGTTCTCCTAAACGAGTTTCTACATCAGTAATGTTAAAACCCAGATCGCTTAACTGTTGTTGTAAGCCACCTGTTTGAGTAGAAAGTTCTTGTAATATAGCGGCATCGCCACCTGTGATTTCTGCAAGTAAACGTGCTTCTGATTCAGTAAGCGCTCTTAGTTGACCTTGCGCTTGTAAAGCTAAAGCATCTTGTAAACCCTGCTCAATTCTAATACGATCTTGTTCAGCTTGCGTTAGCTGTTGTCCTACCGTTTGTTCAAATTCGTCAAAACGCCCAGAAACATCTGCTTGTAACGAAGCAAGGTCAAAACCTAAAGCCTGAAGTTGATTGCTTAAGCCTCCCTCTACTGTCGCTAACTGCTGTAACACAGAAGCTTCAACACCTGTAACTGTTTCTAAAAAGGCAGCTTCTTGATTACTAAATTGAGTAACAATGCCGTTAAGAGCGTCGTCAAGCCTGTCATTAAGATCTCCAAACTGTCCTGATACATCTGCTTGGAAACCTGTGAATGTTTCTTGGAACTCATCAAAGCGTCCTGCTACGTCTTCTTGCAAAGAGATAAGGTCAGTGCCTAGCATCTCTAGCTCGCCACTAAGTCCACCTTCTACTGCTGCAAGAGACTGGATAAAAGAAGCCTCAAGTCCTGTGATACTGGCTAGAAACGCTGCTTCTTGGTCGCTGAATTGTGTAGCAATACCATTAACAGCATCGTCAAAGCGTTCGTTAAGATCAGCAAACTGTTCACCAACGTCTGTCTGAAAAGCAGCAAAGGTGTTTTCAAACTGGTCAAACCTGCCTGCCACATCTGACTGAAATTCAGTTAAGTTAAAACCAAGGCTTTCTAATTCACTACTTAAGCCACCTTCAACAGAAGCTAATTGTTGCAGTACTGATGCCTCAACTCCTGTAAGTTCTTCTAAGAATGTAGCTTCTTGTTCCGTAAGTTGTACAGAAAGGCCATTAACAGCGTCGTCGATCTTGTCATTTAATGTGTCAAACTGCCCACTAACGTCTGTTTGAAAAGCAGCAAAAGTATCTGCAAAGTCGTCAAAGCGCCCTGAGAAGTCTGCTCTAACACTGTCTAGGTCTTCACCCAAACCTAACAGTTCGTCTCTTAAAGCACCTTCTGTAGACGCTAACTGTTGGAATACAGAGGTTTCTAGCCCAAGTAAATCAGCAGCAAACGCGGCTTCCTGCTCTGTAAACTGCGTAGCAACGCCGTTGAGTACGTTGTCAATCTTGTCATTAAGATCTGCAAAGCCAGCCTGTACGTC